ATTACTCCGAAGACATACTATCCAAATATATAATGGCTAGATTTGCAAAAGGTAGTAGAGCATTAGCGATCTCTGATAGATCAGGCGCAGCTTTTCCATATAGAGAAATGGTACAAGAGTGGACTGGTGCGTGGGTGCATGTTTCTGAATTTGAACCTAAACAACCACAATTAGAACCACATCCAGTAGGAGCTGATCCACAAGGATTAAAACATGCAAGACCTGCAAGAGTTGAGTTTCCTGTAACAGACATCTTACCTGAAAATCCATTTACAACAACCGCAGCATCTAAAGTTTTAAGTGTTTCTTTTCCAGGTAACGGTTTAAATGAAGGCACGTCTTACGTAAGATTTAGTGATGTTAAACAACCGGTAGGTGGAGTTGCAATTACAACTTTAGAATTATCTACAACATTAAATGGAAACATAAGTGATTCTGCTACATCAATTGTTTTAACTGATGGGTCAGAATTTCCAACAGCTGGATATATTGTTATAGAAAAAGTTTACACACAAGCTGATTTAGATGCTGGCACAATTACTAATCCATTATTAGTTGGAACATTTGCAAATGAAACTATTCAATATACCGGTAGATCTACACACACATTAACAGGATGCACAAGAGGAACAGCTGCACCATTTAGAGGAGTAACTCCATCTAACACTATAGCGATTGCTCACACATCAGGTGCAAAAGTTTATGGTTCATATCTTGCAACAGCAATTGGAACAACTGTTATAGTTGGCCCTAAAGCATCACAAACAGAAACATTATATAATTCATTAACAGTGCCTTTAGTATCTAACGCTTCAAGCACAACAACAGGAGGCGGTTTTCAGTGTACAATTGGACCCGTAAATGATAGAAGTTAATTATGGCTGGATATACTTACGCAAATTTAACAACAGATATTAGAAACTACACAGAAGTAGATGCTAATGTATTTACCGCTGCTGTTATAAATAGATTTTTAGAAAATGCAGAACATAGAATTAATTTAGATTGTCCTATGGATTCAGACAGACTTCAAGATGAAGCACAGTTTGCACAAAACTTTAATAGTATTACAGTTCCTACAAAAGCTTTATTTATTAGAGGGGTTCAAGTTTTTAATTCTACAACATCAGTAACAGATCAAGGTTTTTGGTTAGAAAGACGTGATCAAACTTTTATTACTGAATATGTAGGAGAGGCAACAGGACCTTCTGGAGGTTCTACAGGACAAAATGTTAAGGGATTACCTAAGTACTATGCTATGTATGGTGGTGCTACAACAGGAGTTAATACAGCTACTTCAGGAGCTTTATTTATTGCTCCTACACCAGATCAAAATTACAAATATATTATTCATTATAATGCTATGCCTACTGGTTTAGAGACTAATACCTCTGGAACTTATATAAGTAATTACTTTCCACAAGGGTTATTATATGCTTGTTTAGTAGAAGCATATATGTTTTTAAAAGGTCCAACAGATATGTTGACACTATATGAAAATAGATATAAAACAGAACTACAAAAGTTTGCAGCGATGCAAGTTGGAAGAAGAAGACGAGACGATTACACGGATGGAACAATAAGAATACCAATCGAGTCAGCGCCTCAATAATTAGGAGAAAAAATTTATGGCAATAACATCAGCAGTATGTAACAGTTTTAAAACAGAAGTTTTACAGGGGATACATAATTTCACAGCATCGTCTGGAAATACTTTTAACTTAGCTTTGTACACAAGTTCAGCAACTTTAAATAAATCAACAACAGCCTACAGCGCTACAAACGAAATTTCTAACACATCAGGATCGGCTTATTCTGCAAAAGGAAAAGCACTTACAAGTGTTACTCCTGCTTTATCAACTGACACAGCTTGTTGTGATTTTGCAGATGTTTCTTGGACATCAGCTTCGTTTACAGCTAATGGTTGTTTAATATTTAATGATTCAGCAACAGGTGATCCAGCAGTTTGTGCAATAGCATTTGGTGGAGACAAAACCGTATCAAGCGGAACTTTTACAATTCAATTCCCAGCAGCAGACGCAGATAACGCAATCCTTCGTATAGCCTAAGGAGTAACGCGGAATGTCCGTTACTAGAACATTTACAGTAACGGTAGTTAATACCGGCGGCGGTAATAAATATTTTATTGATGGTGTACAACAAGCTACTGTAAATTTAGCTGAAGGTTTTACTTATAAATTTGATGTTTCTGATAGTTCTGTTGGAGGACATCCTTTTAAATTTTCAACAACAAGTGACGGAACACACTCTGGCGGCAGTGAATACACAACTGGCGTAACATCTTCTGGAACAGCAGGACAAGCTGGTGCGTATGTACAAATTGTTGTAGCTGAATCTGCACCAACTTTATATTATTATTGTCAATATCACTCAGGAATGGGTGGTCAAGCAAACACACCTGATGCTAATACATGGGGTCTTTTACCTTGGAACCAAAATTCTTGGGGACAACAAGGTGGTACAACTGTTTCTTTAACAGGTGTATCCGCATCTACCGCTTTAGGCACACCAGCTGCATTTCCTGAACAAGGTTGGGGTAGACAACAATGGGGTAACTCTGGTTGGGGAGTAGAATATTCTGCTGCACCAACTGGTTTAAGTATGACTTCCAGTGTGGGAGCTGTTGAAGCTGCTGCAATTGTAACTACAGATTTAACCGGACTTAGTACAACATCAAGTGTTGGTACTCCAACTTTAGATTTAACTTCAATTACAGCTTTAACTGGGTTAGAATTAACTTCTGAATTAGGAAGTTTTGATAATGCAGGTACTTTAGTTGGTTGGGGTAGAAATGGTTGGGGTGAAGAACCTTATGGAGATTCATTTAATAAATTAGAACAACTAGCAGGCGTAAGTGCAACTTCCAGTGTTGGTTCTTTAACTTTAGACTTACAATCAATAGTATCTCCAACAGGCGTAAGTGCAACTTCCAGTGTTGGTTCTTTAAGTTTAGTTATAGATTGTACGATTGTTCCGACAGGTGTTAGTAATACTTCTTCAGTGGGATCAATATCTCCAGCAGATGTTATGGGACTTACTGGATTACGTGCAACATCTAGTGTAGGAAATATATCTCCAGCGGACGTTGTTGGTTTAACGGGGGTAGGAACAACATCTTCTATAGGTAACGTCTTTCAAACTTCTTCACCGATTATAATTCCAACAGGATTAAGCACAACATCTTCTGTTGGTTCTATTGATATTCCTGATATGCAAATAGGTCTAACAGGATTAAGCACAACATCTTCTGTTGGAAGTCCAATAGTATCTTTTACTACTGACGTGTTATTAACGGGAGTACAAGCAACATCTAGTGTCAATGCTTCAGGAATATCTTTTCCAGGCACTTATGAAAGACTTACACCTAAAACAAGTGCGGGATACACAAGAAGAACACCTAAAACAAGCACAGGATATACGAGAAAAACACCTGTATAATTATGTTTGACTTAAAACTAAATAACCAATATAAATAACAAAAATAAGGAATATAAATAATGGCATCAACATATTCATCAGATCTTAAACTAGAACTAATGGCTACCGGTGAAAACGCTGGTACATGGGGAACAAAAACTAATACTAATTTAAACCTAATTCAACAATCTGTTGCAGGTTTTCAAGCAATAGATGTAGCATCTAGTGATGTTACTCTTGCTATGACGGATGCAACTATTTCTAATGCAAGAAATATGACACTAAAGTTTACTGGAACTTTAGCTGCAAACAGAACAGTAAATTTTCCAGCAAGTATAGAAAAAGTTTTTAACATAATAGATGGAACTGATCACGCTGGGTATACTTTAACTTTTAAAGTTACGAGTGCTAATGGTTTTTTATTATGTGAAGGTAATAATTACATTTGCCACTCAGATGGAACTAACATGATTAAAGATCATGAAACTAGAAATTGGAGAACTGTTTCAGCAGCTGAAACTGTTCAAGCAGGTGCAAAATTATTTGTTGCAACAAATGGTGGAGCTGTAACAGTTACATTACCCGCGTCACCTGCAGTTGGTGATGAAGTACATTTTGTAGATTCAAGATACACATTTGATACTGCAGCATTGACTGTTGGTAGAAATAGTTCTAAAATAGCTAATGCATCCTCAGATTTAGTAGTAAATACTGAAGGTGCAGCATTTGGATTAGTTTATTCTGGTTCAGATGTAGGATGGACTTACACGGAGAAATAATATGTCAAATTACGAAGCAACTAAATATGATTTTGATGGAGCAAACCTTACAGGTATCGAAGGAATTCCTACGGCAACTATTGTGCCGTGGTCTTCTTCATCAGTGCCAACAGGTTTTTTAGAATGCAATGGTGCAGCAGTTTCAAGATCAACTTACTCTGCATTATTTGCTATCGTAGGTACAACTTATGGAGCTGGAGATGGTGCATCAACTTTTAACGTGCCTAATTTGGCTGATAATGTAGCAGTTGGAAAATCTAACAACAAAGCTTTAGCATCAACTGGTGGAGCAAATACAGTGACTTCAACAGGAAACGTTGGCGGTTCAACAGCTAATGCCACTTTATCAACAGGTCAACTTGCTAGTCACTCACACAGTTTTATTTCACTTAATGGTGCATTTAGTCCCGGACCATATCCAGGTCACGAAGGACCTAGAAGAAATTCTAACACAGCTAACTCAGGATCAGGTACAGGTCACTCTCACAATATGAGTGCAACTTTTAGTGGAGATGCAACTTCAGTAGTGCAGCCTTATTTAACAATAATGTACGTAATTAAAACTTAGGAGAAAATATGGCAACAAACTCAAACTGGACAGTAGTATTTGAAGACAAATTAATAATCAAACAAAGTGGCGACGGAGCTGGAACCGGTTATCCAATATTAGATAATGATTCTTTTTGGAGTGATTCTAAATGGTCAAACATTTGGGCTATTCAATATAAAGATGACGATCTTGATTATAACGATAGTGTTGAGTATAGAGATAGTACACCTCATGCTACTTGGAATGAAGCTGGACTAGGAGATTTTAGAAGTCAGTTTATTTCAAAATGGGATTCAGTTCACTTAACTTCATTACAAAATAATTGGGATAGTGACGTATTATACGATGCAGAACATCAACCAGTTTCAGAAACTGATGAAGAAAAAATTGCTAGATTAGGTCCAAGACCTACATCATACTCATCTTAACATCATCCAAGAAGTTAATATATATTTTTCACCAGACAGAGGTGGATTACCTCTATGTAGATATGGAAATGCAGCTGGCCAAATAACTATTCTACCTTTTTTAGGTTTTGTTCTTTTTGAAAAATGTAAAAATTCTGTTTCTCCACCTTCTTCTACGTCATTTAAATATATTGAAAAAACAAAAGCTCTACATTCATTATCATAACCTGGTCCATGTTCTATATGCCAAACATGATAACCTTCTGTAGGTAATGTTTTTTGAATTTTTAAACATGTAAAATGAAAAGGTGCTCCATAAGCATCATCAGCTCCTGTGTTTTTTAAATAATGATTCCAGGCTATATCAAAATTAAGCATCATGGGTTTTAAAGACTCCCACCAAACATCAATATTATTAGGTGCTGCGAAAAATTGTTGATCTTGTTTTTGAAGTATAGACGATCTTTCTCCACCTATTCTATTAATTGTATTGTTAAATTTATTTTGATCTTCATATAATTTAATTGCTTTATTACATTCTTCCGGAGTAATATAGTTATCATATATACCGATAAAATTATTTATATTTACTGTTTTTTCTTTCATTTTATTTCTGCTTTTTTACCAAAAAATCCGATAGATGCAATTATTCTTGGAGTTAAACCTATTGCTTTGTGTTTTATATTTTTAGGTATAAAAATCATATCACCTTTATTTATACAATAATCTGTATCTGTCTCTCCATAAAAACGATAAATTGTTTTACCATTTAAACTTAAAATAAATACATCCTCTTCATCTATATGAGTATCTCCTATTTGAGATGTTAAACTAAAAAATAAATCTACTTCATCTTGTGGGTCTCTTTCATACCTAAATAATTTACTTAAAAAATCAAAAAATGTTTTAAATTCTTTTAAACAATTACTTACTTTATGTATTTGAAATATATCTTTTAAATTAGACATGTTTGTCTTTGGTAAAATAACTAAATTATTTTCTTCTATTAATAAACTAATTAAATTAAAATCGTATGTTCTTTCTAATTTTACAAAATCCTTAACATAAGTTACTTTTCCTTCATTTATAGACTGTAAATGTTGCTTTTGTAATAACATTTTTATGTATTATATCGATACTTTCATTCTTTTAAAAAGTAATATATAACATAAATCAGTTATTTCAAAGGTTTTATATGTTACAAAAATTAGGTTTTTTACCAGGATTCAATAAACAAGTTACACCAACAGGTGCTGAGTCACAATGGACTGGCGGTGAAAATGTTCGTTTTAGATATGGTACACCAGAAAAAATAGGTGGTTGGAGTCAATTAGGAGATAGTAAATTAACTGGCGCGGCCAGAGGTTTGCATCACATGGTCAATAAAATAGGTATTAAATATGCTATTATAGGTACTAACAGAATTTTATATGTATATTCTGGGGGAGTATACTATGATATTCATCCTTTAGTTAATCCATCTGGAACCGCCGTTACAAATTTTTTTAGCACCACTAACGGATCTCCTACAGTAACACTTACATTTAGTGGTGCGCATAATTTTAAAGCAGGAGATATTATTCTGTTTGGAGATGCATCTACATTTAGTGCTATTACTAACTCTAATTTTGGAGCGTCTGATTTTGCTGATAAAAAATTTATGGTAACAAGTGCTCCAACAGGAACAACACTTACTATTACAATGCCTTCTAATGAAACAGGATCAGGAGCAACAACTTCTGGAGGCATAACTTATTATCAATATTACCATGTAGGTCCGGCAGACCAAGTTGGAGTTTATGGTTACGGAATATCTCAATGGGGTGGAACTGTATCAAGTCCTCAAACCACAACTTTAAACGGAGCATTAAATGCTGACTCTGCTGGAACAGGTGGAACAGGAACCACTATCAACGTAGCTAGCACAACTGGATTTCCAAGTTCGGGAACAAATTTTATAAAAGTAGATAACGAAGAAATTTCTTACACAGGTCTTACAGCTACTAGTTTTACAGGAATAACTAGAAACGTTAGAGGCACGGCTAACGCTTCTCATAGCAATGGTGCAACGGTTACTAACTACACTGGTTTTTCTGCATGGGGCCAAGCAGCAACTACAACTGATAAAGTTGCAGAACCTGGTCAATGGTCATTAGATAATTTAGGTCAAACTTTAATTGCTTTAATTGTTAATGGTCCTTGTTTTGAATGGGATGCAAATGACACTAATGCAGTAAATACAAGAGCAACAATTATTACCAATGCACCAACAGCGTCTAGAGATATGTTAGTATCTACTCCCGATCGTCACTTAGTATTTTTTGGAACAGAAACAACTATCGGTGATTCAGCAACACAAGACGAAATGTTTATTAGGTTTTCATCTCAAGAAAATATAAATGATTACACACCTACAGCTGAAAATAGTGCTGGTACACAAAGACTGGCCGCCGGATCACGAATCATGGGTGCTAAACTTGGTAGAAATGCACTTTACGTTTGGACAGACACAGCTTTATTTACTATGAGATTTGTCGGAACTCCTTTTACTTTTGCGTTCGAACAAGTTGGTACTAACTGTGGATTGATAGGTAAGAATGCGGCTGTTGAGGTTGACGGTGCTGCGTACTGGATGTCTGAAAATGGTTTTTTTAGATACACAGGTAAACTAGAATCTATGGACTGTTTAGTTGAAGACTATGTTTACGATAATTTAAATACAACATCTAATCAAATGGTTTATGCAGGTATTAATAACTTGTTTGGAGAAGTAACATGGTTTTATCCAGAAGCTAACTCTAATGTTAATACTCAATCCGTTACATATAGTTATTTAGACTCTACTGCTAAACGACCCATATGGTTTGTAAACGCAAGTAGTTTATTTATTAGAACTACTTGGGCTGACTCTGCTGTATTTGGACTACCACATGCAACTCAATATGATGCAAGTACACATACATCTTTTGATGTAGTTGGAAACACCGAAGGAGTTACATATTATTACGAACATGAAACAGGTGTTAACCAAGTAAGACTTGGAGTAACAAGCGCTATTCCAGCAAGTATTACTTCTGGTGATTATGATATTACACAAAAAGTTATTAGAGGAGCTGCTACTAATATGGCTGACCTTAGAGGTGATGGTGAAAACATTATGAGAGTTAGTAGAATTATACCTGATTTTATATCACAACAAGGAAATTCTATCATACAATTAGATTTAAGAAATTATCCAAATGATACAGCAGCTAGTTCATCATTAGGTCCATTTACTATATCAGCTTCAACTGATAAAGTAGACACTCGTGCTAGGGGGAGAGCTATAGCTCTTACAATATCTAACACTGCTGTTGATTCTAGTTGGAAATTAGGAACATTTAGGTTAGATATACATGCTGGAGGAAGACGATAATGTCCATAGATAAAAAAGTTAATTATGAAATACAAGGTGGTGCAAGAAACTATCTTGGTAAACAAAGAGAAGTTAAGGCTCCTTTAAAATGGAAGTCTAGTCCAGATAGTCCAGAAACAGAATTAGCTTATATTACAAAAGCAGAAAAAGATTTACTTGTTAAAAAAGATATACATGGTTCATTAAATGGTGACGTAAATAGAGGACCATCAGGTATCATGAGTTTGGATGGTTTTGGATCATTTGATTCTGATGACCCAAGTAAAGATACAGGTATGTCTGGTACAGCGACAAGTGCTGCTGAAACAGGTAGTAGAAATGCAAGAGACATAAGAGACGTTCAAGCACAAATGAATACAGGAAATTTAGGACCTGGAACTATGCCTGAACAAGCGAAAGATTATAGAAACGCATTTATTGCAGCAGGTGGTGGTCAAAGAGTTAACCCTGGTTTTTTTGATAGTAGAGATACAGTATCACCAGCAGAATTAGCAGCAGCTAAAGCATATAACCCAACTGCTTTTAGAAAAACAAGAGGCGGTGGTCTTGGTAGTTTTATTAGCGGTGGTGGTCTTTTAGGAAACATAGTTAGAGGTATTGGACAAAAATTTGGTTTAGGAAAAAGATATAATGAACCAACTTATGACATGAGTCAGTATTCAGCATATGGATTAGGTGGTAGTCAGACCCCAGCTTATTATAATGATCTTGGTAATGAATTAATGTTATCAACGAAGGAAACACCACAAGAAAATGAATTTAACTACATGTATGACATAAACGATTTAGCGTCTTTAATAGAAGCATCAAAAGTGCCACAAAGTGATTTTGAATATTTAGGTCCAAATTTCAACGAAGGATTATTAATGGATTATCAAGACATAGGTGCTACTGGAAATAATTTAGGTAGATCACAATTAGTAAATTCTGGAACTATAACACCATTAGAAGACGATTTTACTGGACAATCAGAAGAAGGCATCATGGGCATAGACGTAGGTCAAGATGATGTAGCATTTGAAAATGATTTAATGGCTGAATTAGCAACTAATTCTCCAGCACTAGCACAAAAAAGAAGTTTACAAAAGAAACAAAGATTATCTGAACTTGGTGGTCCAGAATTTACTAACGAAGATCAACGAAAATTAGATTTGTTAAATCAAATGGAAGCTGATCCAAATAAAATTTACAGTCAAACGGTATAATGGCTAAGATAGTACAAACACTAACTAGAGCAAGCTCAGAGTACGAAGAAGACGTAGCACAGTCTTTAGTTAGAGATTTAGATGCGGTTCTTGAAAAATTAAATACAACGTTTCAAGAAGAATTAAAACAGGAGATAGAAGCTAGAAGTTTCTTTTTAGACTAAATGGCAGTAGTAAACCAATATAAATTTGCAGGCATAGATAATAATACAAGTGGTAGTGCACTTACACCATTAGGATCTGGTGTTCCTGCAGTTAATGAAACTGTAGTTATTAAATCTATACTTGTTACATCTGCAGGTACACCTAGTGTAACTGTTTTAAATAATAGTATTACAGCAATAAAATCAGTGCCATTAACAGCCAATCAAACTAAAGAATTATTAACACAACCACTAATAGTTGAGGGTGGTAAAACCTTTACAGTACAATCAAGCACAGCAGATTCATTTGATGTAGCTATTAGCTATCTAAACATTAAGAAAGAGGTAACAACATAATGAAAGTATATAACGCTAAAGTAGAAGAAACTTATAGACACAAGGAAACTGGAGAGGTTTTTAAGACAAGAAAAGACTGGGAAGCTAAGGGGTATAAGAATGAAGACATGGCACAAGACGTAAAAGTTATTATGCCTCCTCTTGATTTGTTCAGTAAAACAAAGTAAACTAGTAAAACCATGGGAATAGAAGATATACAAATTTCAGAAGAATTACAGACTAACGCACCATCTATTAAATATAGAGGTAATGAGGGTCCTAGATCTCCACAAGAAGAGATGATGATGGTAGATTCTCTGTTAAAAGATGAATACGAACAATACGTATATGATTTATTAGAACAAAGACCAGATGCAACACCTATGTCGTTTGAAGAATTTAGACAAATGGTTATTGCTGAAGGACAGATGTCAGGTGGTCAACCATTACCACAAGACCCTACAAAACCAGTTAATCCTTTTGCACCTAAACCCACAGGACCAACTTTACCTAACAGACAGATGGCAGCGTATGGTGGTATCATGGGTATGGACGGTAGACGTCAATATGGTTTAGGAAGTTCACTTAAAAAAAGAATAAGAAAAATTATACCTAACGAAGTAGCAGAGGTTGCAGTTAAAGCTGCACCATTCGTTGCACCGTTTAACCCATTACTTGCAGCAGGTATGGCTGGTATAGGTAGCTTTGATCAAACAGGTAGAATAGGTTCATCACTTAAATCAGGATTAATGACTTATGGTTTAGGTCAAGCAGGAAGATATTTAGGGGGAGCAGATTTTCAAAGAGGTATTAATCCTTTTAAAGGACCTAATTATGGTTTTAGTATGCCAACAGGTGAAGGTGGTATAAAAAATTTATTTAAAGATAAAGCACCAACAGACATGTCTAAGTTTAATGAATTAGGATTAGGTGGTTCTAACCCTGCAAATGTAGCAGGTAACACAAGTAATATTAGTTTAGCTACAGGTGATGGTTCAGCTATGGAAGCTTTTTATAAAGGCGTAGCTCCTAAACCAAGTGATGTAATATCAGAAACAAAAACAGGAAATATATTAAAAACAATCAAAGACTTTGCATTAGACAATAAACTTTTAACAGGTCTTGCAGCAGGAACTTTAGGAGCTACTGCTCTTATGGGTAATATGCAACCAGATGAAATACAAGATTTACAAAGAGGTGAGGGTCTAGATATAGAAGGTATTAGAGCAGAAGTTATAGAAGCATTTAAAGATGAAAGTGGTGAAAAATTAGCAGCACTTAGAGTTAAATATCCTTTCTTGGGTAGAAGAGATACCAAAGACTTATCAGCTATGGCCATGGGTGGTAGAATAAGAAGAGCCGAAGGTGGAATCATGGACCTTGGTGGCATGGAAAAAGATTATAGAAACACTGGTGGTTTTGTAGACCTGGGAGCTAAAGAAAAAGCTGACGATGTGCCTGCAAGATTAAGTGTAAATGAGTTTGTATTTACTGCAGATGCTGTTAGAAACGCAGGTGGCGGAGATATAGATAAAGGCGCAGAAGTTATGGAAAACATGATGAAACATTTAGAACAAGGTGGACAAGTATCTGATGAGTCACAAGGTATGGCTGGCGCACAACAGATGTTTGAAACATCGGAAAGATTAAGCGAGGTAATATAATGGCTGTACAACAAACACAAGCACTCCCACCACAATATGTAGAAGATTTACAAAAAGATTTAGGAACACAGTTAACGGCGTTAACTGCTACACCATTAGATACATCTAAATTTGCACCTACAGTTGCTGGATTAGATCAAGCGCAAAAAGATGCATACACAATGGCTACAACACAAGGCCAAGGTATTGGTGCATTTCAACCGTACATTACACAAGCAGGAGCATACTCTGGACCACAAGCTTATCAACCTTTTATGTCTCCGTATCAACAAGATGTAATTGATGCAACGTTAAAAGAATATGACACACAAGCAGCAGCTGGTTTAGCAGGTATAGGACAACAAGCAGCTATGTCTGGAAATTTAGGTGGCGGACGTGAAGGTGTTATGAGAGCGCAGTATAAAAACAAATCTGACATGAACAGAGCACTATTACAATCAGGATTATTACAACAAGGTTTCACTCAAGCAAATCAATTAGCTAATCAAGCCTTTGGTCAACAAACAGCTTTAGCTGGACAAGTTCCAGGACTATTTAGACAAGACATGGGTACTTTAGGGTCAGCGGGCGCGACTCAACAAGCACAAGAACAAGCTCAACTAGATGCTACAAGAGAAGCAAACAGACTCGCAGCTTATGAACCATACGAAAGATTGGGTTTCCAACAATCAGGTGTAGCAAGTATTGCATCTGGAGCACCGGGACAATATCAATCTATGGTAATGCCTAACCCTACGCCGTTGCAGAATGCGTTGGGAATAGCTTCAGTTGCTGGAGGATTGATGGGTAACTATGGTGACTACATGTCAGGGCAAGCAATGAGAAATAGGTATATGTCATAATGAATAACAACAACTTATATAAAAGACCTATGTTTAGAAAAGGTGGATCTGCTGAAGGCGGAATAACATCTGGATTACAAAGCAGACCTGGTTACAAAATAGGTGAAAGAGTTACAGATGTTCTAAGTGAAATGAGATCAGTTATACCTCAAAGAAATACACCTCGACGTAGATTTAATGATTTCTTAATTGACTTTGGTTTAGATATTGCAACTAGATCACCAATGGGATCAGGGGTAGGTGGAGCAATAAGCACGGCACTTGCATCAGCTAAAGATCCTTTTGATAGATTTAAACAATCAAGAGCAACAGGCGAAGCCTTTGATGACAAGTTAGCTCTTGGTGCTTATGATATAGTTAAATCTGAACAGCAAGCCGAGAAAGAAAGAAAAGAAAAATTAGAAGATATGAAAATTCAAGATGATTATAAAAGAGGACAAATAAAACTAGAATCTGAACTTAACCCTAAATTAAAAAAAGTATTTAGAGAAGAGATACCTGAAGTTAGAATAAATAACTATGCAGACTCTTTACAAGAAAGTGACTTTGATTTTATTGCAAATAACTCTATGGAAATTGCAGAAGATATAGTTACGTTTAATGTATTTAAAGAAAAAAATCCTGACTCTGGTCCAGCTAAGAAAAATTTTAGAGGTATACTTCCTTATGAATATGATAAAAAAGGAAAACCGGTACCTAATTATGAAAGTATTGCAGTAGGACAAGTTTTTTATAATCCTGAAGACGGACTATTCTACGAAAGAATAGCCGAAGAGGGTATAATCGGAACAGATTTTAAAGCACTTGATCCTTTCACATATGAATAGGAGATTAAATGGCATTAAGATCAGGTATTGGAATCACCGAAGAAACCGATAAAGAAAAAAAACAAAAAACAAAAATTCAAGATACTTCTAATTCTGCATTTAAAGATCTTGATGAAACTAATATAGATATAGAAACATCTGATGAAGTTAGTGGTCTTACATCCGCTGCAGCTGGTGTTGGTTCAGGTATCGTTAAAACTGTTGAAGGAGTTGTGTCGCTTGGAGCAGAGCTCATGGACCTTGGACTTACAGAAAATGCTGCTGATGAAGTAGAATCATTTTTTGATACAATAAATATTTTTGAAGACACAGCTAATGCAAGAGCAGCTGGTAAAATTACACAAGCATTAGTACAAATAGGTGTACCAGCAGCAGCTGGTTCTAAGCTAGCAATTAAGTTAGCAGACAAAGCATTAAAAGCTAAAAAAGCTGGTAAGTATGCTAACGTTATGAGTAAGAATGCTCAAAAAGGAATTAAGAAAGCAAAAGAATTAAATAAACTTACTGGTAAAAAAAGATTTACTGCATTAGTTTTAGGTGGTGCAGCTGGTGAAACATTAGTAGGTGACACTGAAGATATAGGTTCTTTTGGTGATGTGTTTGAAGCAGGACCAACACAATTAGATAGAGAAGTAAGAGAAGATCCATCAGAAGATGCAGTTAGAAAACTTATGAACAGAACTAAATTTGCATCAGAGTCTGTATTTGTTACACCTTTTGTATATGGTATAGGAACAGGTGCTAAAGCATTAGCTAAACAAGGAAAAAAATTAGCGTACAGTAATTCTAAAATTGCTAGAGGACTAGATAAATTTGGTGCAATCTTTAGACCTAGAGCAAGTAAACCTGAAGAAGTATTTTTATCTAAGATGCAAGAGAATGCACGTAAAATGGCAGACACTAATTTTTCTATGGAACAGGTAGCAAGAATAGATAAAGTGACTAACAAATATTTTCCAGCTACTAAAAAATTTTTAGATAAAACAGGTGAGTCTGGAAGAACAAAATTTTTAGCAGACCTAGATAAAACTTTATTTAAAGGAGATCTTAACAAAGAAGGTTTAGACAAAACTTTACAAGCATCTCTATTAAAACAAATGAAAAACGCTGAGGTTCCAGTAGAAGATCAATCTATTATATTTAAAGGATTAAAAGATACACGTAAAAAATTTAAAGAACTATTAGAAATTACAGCTGGTGGACCAGGAGCTAAAGTAGATTTACCGGCAGG